ATTACATCTGTAAGGATATTTCCCCACATTGCATCACAATCTTCTGTTGCAGATAGTAGTGCAAGTGCAGCTGCCTCAGTAATACCAAGTGCATCAGCAAAACTCTCAACGCCTTTTACTTTATCGCTTAAACTAAATCCTTCTGGGCCACCTTCAATAAGTCCAGCTTCTTTTGACATCTCTATAAATTCTCTGACGTTGTCAGTAGTAATTGAAAGATCTCCGCTTTCTTCATCTACAGTAAACAACTTAGAAAATACTGGATCACCATCTATATAATCATGAATAGACTTAATCTTCTCATTTACATCATCTATGTCTTTCCAAAATTCTTCTGGTACAATTGCCTTAACAGCATATTCAAATGCCTCTGTGCCAGTTTCATTATTTAAGATGCCTTCATCGATAGTTTTAAGCATTTCTTCAAAAGATTCATCATATGTTAATTGAGAATCTCTTTCTTTTGCTTTTTCATATTCGTCATAAGCATTTGCAGCATTGGATAGACTTACTTCTAACAAAGCATATTGTTGGATTGTTTGCTTTAATGCAGTTAGTTGTTCACGCATAGCAGAAATATTATTAAGTGTTGCGCTTGTTACAAATCCATATGCTTTATATTCTCCTCCCATTGCAAGAACATTATTATTTATTTCTTGAACAATTTCTTTATACTCTAACTGAGCTTGAGCTTTTGCAACTTCAATAGTAGCCTTCTTTGCATTCTTAGACTGAGCAATTAGTTTCTTGAGTAGATTTGCATTCTTAACAATATATTTTCCATTTTGTTCTTTAATTGCGTCTGAGAAACTTTCTTCTGCGAATGTAACATCTTTAAGCTCTTCTTTTAATGCATTATAATAATCTTCAGAAATTTCAATATTATCATGAACAATTTCAGAAGATTTAGCTTCTATTTCATTAAGGGCTTCAATCGATGATGCCATTTCTGAATATACTTTGGCAACATCTTTTATTCTTTCAACATCTTCTGTAAACCCAGATTGAATATAACCAAGACGGACTAAAGTATCTATAAGATCTTTAATGGTCATGTCATATTTTGTTGCAATTTGATTTAATTCTACAAAAGCAGAATTACTTGGGTCTACTTCTCCAAGCTGAAGAATTTCTTTTGCATTCATACCATCTAATTCTGATAGTATTCCATCTACAGTATCCTTCAAATTGCTACCAGAGGAACCCCATACAATATTATTAGATAAATCTTCTTCAAAATTTATTTCATTAATTTGCTGCGAATATCCATCTCGTATTCCATTAAAGAACGCTGCCATCCAAGCCTGCCCGTTATTATTTGCTGTTGTTGCAGCGTCAGTTGTTTCATTATTAAGAGCATTAAGTGCTGCAGAAATTCCAGCTTTATCTCCTTTTGCTTGGGCTTCAATTAAATCATTTTCTGCCTGAAGTATTTTAAAATATTGATCTGCATATTCAGTAACTGCAGTATTGTATTGTGCTTCTTCCATTACTGCTTTATTAGAGGCATAAGTAGAATCTTCTCCAAACCAATTTTTATATTCTACACCAAGATCTTCTCTTACATCTTGAAGCTGTTTTATATCTTCTTTTAAAGATTTAACTTCTTCATCCCAATTATCTGATTGCTCAGATTTTGGCAACGAAGTTAAATTTTTTAATTCAGTTTGTAATTCAGATTCTTTATCTCCAAGCCAATTTTGAAAATCCTCAACCTCTTTTTTTACATCTTCAACAGAACCAGTAAATTCAATGTCTTGTGCATTACCTAGGTTGGACGTTTCAATATGTGAATGTTTTGGATCATTCGCATATTCATTAATCATATCTTGAATTTTTTTTGTTGAACCCCAGTTTGTAATAACTGTTTCATTACCTTCTGCAAAACTATCAAGTAATCCACCCTTAGTGTCGCTATCAAAGAATTCAATTGCATTATTGATAGATTTTTGATTTTCATTTAACCATTGTTGCGCATTCTTTTTTGACAATTCATCGATTGCTGCAATTTGATCCTCAATTGCGCCAGTTACAAGATTAATGCCATCTTTTTCAAGCCCAAATTTTTTAATAAGTTCTTCTTGAATCGTTAAAAGCTGCTCTCTCTTATCGTATGCTTCTGATTCAGATAAGTTATTGCTATCTAATGCATCTCTTAGTTCTTCTATTTTGGTTTTATAATCATCCAAAGAATCATTTTGTTCTCTTAACTCTTGTGATGCTTTGGCTGCTTCTTTTGCTGCCTCAGCAGCTTCTTTTTCCGCATTTGCTAACTTAGTAATTGCAGATATAGCACCGCTAATAAGCAGAGAAATACCCATGCTTATAACAGCATTAAGTGCCGCATGTGCAACTTTGGCACCTGTAGCGGCCACACGAGATTTTTCTAACCCAGCATTATGTTGTTTGATAAATTGTTGGAATCCAGCAAGACTATAATTACCATCTTCTACAGATGCGGCATATGCCTTTAAAGCAATATCTGCATCGTCTAAAGAAGATACATAGTTTACAAGTTCTGATTGACCGTTCTTTGCAGCAGCAGACATTGCATCTATTTTTGTTGCAATATCTTGTTCGTCACCAAAAGACAGTTCTACATTACTAATTTGCTTAAGAACAGATGCTAAACCTTGATATGTTTCAACAGTTTCTTTAGCATTATTTTTAAGCTTAGAAAACCAACCATCATCTATATTGTGAATTCCAAGTATAGAAGCAATATCTATTTTATTCTTTGAAAATGTTGTGAAGTATGTGAATATTCCAGCAAGTGCAGTTTTAACTAAACCAAGTTTATCTATTATTTTAATCAACGCATTGCCAAAGTCTACAATACCTTTTATTGCATCGCTATCCAAAGTATTCATCCACATAGTTTGCAGAGAATTTGTAAATAGATCAATACGTCCTTGAATACTATCTAAGTACGCTTCATTTTCTCTAAGAGCAGAACCTTCTGCGTTAAGAGCAGATTTATATGCTTCATCTAGGTCTTCCATATTACCTAGAATTGCTGCTAATGTATTTGCACGGTTTTTACCGGCCATTAGTTCGAGTAGCGCAGCTTGGTCAATATCTGACATACCTTCCCAAACTGTTCCAATTTCTTTTAGTATCGTATATGTTTCTTTATAAGCGCCAGCATCGGTTAAAATATCGACGCCAGTTAGCGCTTTAATTTTTTCTTGCATTTTACTGATGCTTTCTACTACGCCATCAGTTTCTTCGCCCATCTCTTCGAGAATTTCTACGCTTGTACCACGTAGACGTAAAGAAATGGTACGTAATGCACTCAATCTGTTACTTTCCACTTGTTAAGTGTACTGACCATATTTATATGGCGGATAGTCATTTCTGGCTATCTCTTGTGTTTCATGATTAGGTTATATCACAAGTTCGGACTGGATCTTCACTATATAGTGAGTGGCGAAACTTAATATGTTACCATACTAAGTATTACAGTCTCTGAGGATTTTTATTAAAATTATATTGTTATGTTTAATTTTAATAAATCTTTCCTAAGTCTTGTCCACCTCTGGATTTTAACTTATATAGCCACTTTTAACGTCGGCAATGTTATTTACCGACGGAATTCGGATCTTGAACTACTCTGTTTGCAGCTGCAACTAAAGCTACTGCCTGTTCTAAGTTATTTCCGCCTTCCATAAGTGCGCTTGCAGAGTCTTGCAATGCAGTTGCGATACCATCTGATGACACTGCGAAATTATTCGAGCTGTTACTTTCGTGATATATTTATCACTACTGACCAAAATATTTATTTTGGCGGATAGGTCTTTCGGCCTACCTCTCACATTTCATTATTAGATTATAGTGTGAGCTCAGACTGTATATTAATGTTTATATAAATAAACATGATAACTTCAATATACATATTACTATGCACATCCTGCAGTCGTTAGGGATTCATAATATTCATATATTTTTTCTTTAATTTCATTTGTAGACATGGTATAAGGAAGTCTTAACAAAGGGATATCATGTAGTTTACAATATACATTCTTCGCTTCATCACGTTTTTTAGTTTTATGAAATCCTTCTTCTCCACCAAAAAACTCTATTTGTTCAAAATGCTGTTTACCATCATACTCTATCAACCCAAGTAATTTATCATTATTAATAATTGCAAAATCAAAACGTAAAACATATACATATTTACAATCATCAAAAGTATATTGTTGAATATAATTAATATGTAAATTCTCCAACAAATTTTTAATACATTCTTCTCCAGAAGATTGTATTCTACAACCACATGAAGTAATATGTCCATTGTTTACTTTTGCTGGCAATGCAGTAAATAAATTTCCACAAACACCACAACGACATTTCCATAACCATTGACCGTTTTTATTCATGCAATCCTGATGTAAAAATTCAATGCCATAATCCGAAATATAACCAGTCCAATCTTTAGTATTTGCAACAGATGTATTTTCACACTGCAAACATCCACAAGACTTAGTATGACCAGTAACAATATCAGATTTTACTCCAATATAATCATTACCACAATCGCACTTACATATGGCTTTAGATCTTTCTTCATCCCATAATATATCAACTATAGTAAGTCTTCCAAATTTTTCTCCAATATTATTAATTCTATTTTTTTCTATTCTATTTTTTGTTGCCTCACATCCACAAGAAGGACATGCACTTCTTTTTAAATAATCTGCTGATACTGTTATATTATTGCCACAATCACATATGCAATTCCACATTGTGCGAGCCCTACCAGATTTATCAATTTTACTATTCGCACGATCTAATACAGTTAATTTTCCAAATTTTTGTCCTGTTAAATCATTAAAATGCATATTCTTACACCTCCTCTTATACATTAATTTTGTATTGTTATATGAATATTAAGTCTTTCCTAGGTCTGAACTATCTCTAGCCTTTAACCTATATAGTTATCTACGGGCAATAATTCACCCACTTCGTTTAGGATGTCAACTACATGTTGACTTTGATCCGCAGTATACGAGAATGCCTGCATCGTTGAAATTAATGCTTCAGATGCCT